ATCCTAAAAGATATAATCTTATTAATAGACTTGAGATTAACAGGTTTATTTATCTCAAGTCCATCATCCATAAAGGCAACAATAAGCGAACCGCCATATAATCTACCAAAGCAGCAAGCATCATTTAATTTCTGTTTAAACTTCAACCTTTTAGACTCTTTTAAAATAGCATCATCGCACCTAATAAAATCCCTTAAGGCATCCTCAACAACAATATTTACAATTCTTTTAGCTATGCCATTTGAGTTGTAAAGTTCGGTTAAAATAGGATCGGGAAGATGAGGGGTAGGACTTACTGTTGTAGAATTAGTCCTGCTATTATCACCAAAATTAGTTCGATAATTAGACCAATTATCCGTTTTCTTATCGTCTGTCCTTTGACCGCTTAAAAAATTAAAAAATCTTTTCATTTTTTTATTATTATTTTAGGTTTTATAATACCAGAAACCCCCCTTCTATTCCACTGAATGCGGATTTTTATCGGGCGGTTTTTTGTAGACTTATAAACGTCTCTATGTTATTTATTAAGTTGATCATCGGTTTTTTTCTGTTCCGTTGATTATTTTGTTTTTGAGTTAGTTTGTAAGTTCAGGGAATAAGTTTTAACTCCTTGAACAGAATTTATTTAGTTTAGGTTATTTTATGAAAACTGGCGTTATTTCTTGGTTTGATAAAAATAAAGGTTTTGGCTTTATAAAACCTGATGATAAATCAAAAGATGTATTCTTTCATGCTAACGATCTAAAGAAAATCAATTTAGATAATATTGAGAGTAAAACCAAAATCAGTTTTGAAACTAGAGAAGATAAAAATAACCGCATATACGCTTTTAATCTTAACTTAATTTAATTAGTTTTGGTTTTATACTTATCAAAAGCTACCCATTTATTATAATCGATAACTTTTCTTTTCATTAAACGCTCTAATGCATACCTAAGGGCATCTATACAATGATTGTAAGCATCTACTATATCGTTAGTAATATCGCCGCTTCTTTCATCTACTTTATATGAATAAAGCGAAAATTCCCTTATAGTATGGACGCATCTTTCATGAATTATTATCTTATCAAAAGTTTTAAGGTATTCGATGCCGTCTTCAACGCTTCCTTTCCCTTTTTCAACGCCGCGGATAGCATAACCTTGTCTCTTTATGAATGAAATACTCTCAGGCCGAGCATTATCGGCATATATGGTATATCTCCTTAAATCTGGTAAATGCTTCTCTAGAAATTTACCTGTCTCATCAATCTCTAACTGCCGCCTGTAAGCTTCGTGAGTAATATATAAACAATTATCTTTTATATAGCATCTAACACCAGCAGTAGGGTCTTGTGAAAAGCCAAAATCAAGCCCAAAGTATTTATGTATAACGCTAGGCTCTTCAAACTTGTCTATTATCCAATGTACATCCTGTTTAAATATTTGAGCATCGGAGTTCTTTAAACATTCACCTTCCCAAACATGTCTATACATCCCGTAGTCTTTAATTTTTAAAGCCTCCATCTGGTCTCTTAAAATATCTGGAAAATATGGATTATCCATATAGTTAACTTTTACAACATACGAATTTTTAGGAGGCTCACCACTTAAAAAAGTACGGTATAATATATCGTTTTCATGCTTAGGGTTAAAAGTACACCATATCTCGCTACCAGGCTCACGAATTGTCGGCTCTATTACTCGCCAGCTTTCGCTACTCAAAGTATCAGCTTCTTCTATCCAAAGAATAGTAATACCTGCCATCGACTTAATACTATCAATATTATGCCGCAGTCCTTTGAATATAAATCTGCTACCAGTATAAGAGCAGGTAATCTCATCTCTTGTAATTTCAAAATACTCTCCAAGATTTAAAGCCTCTATTCTTTGTTTTAGTAATGAGTGCACACTTTCTTTAATAGAGTTCTGAAATTCCCTACCACAAAGAATTAAATGTTTGTGATATAAAGCTATACCGATTAAAGCATCCGCTACTGCATAAGACTTACCACTACCACGACCGCCGTAAATTATCTTGTAACGATAAGGTTTAAATAACTCCTTTTGCCATCTTTGAATTTTAATCGCTTGTTGCTTTATCATCCTGAACTATGTAGGTAAGAATAGGAGGTGCTTCTTTAGTTGTGATTTCATGTTGTTGTTTCTCACTCCATCCAGCTTGTGTCTTTAGGTAAAATATTATTGACGTTGTATCACCAGTTTCATCAACTCCCATAGCTTTATTCTCAAGTTTTTTAGCATAATTATATATTTTATGTGCTTTCCCTTTTTTATATGCGAAAGAAACCTCTTCTTGCCTATGTCTGATTTCCTGAAATGTAATATGACTAATACCAAAATAATCCGCGATTTGTTCGCAGTTAAGGTAAGCTGAAAGTTTTTTAACTTTCGCTATTTGTTTATCGGTGAAAACTATTAGCGGCCTTCCACCTTTATTCTTCTGTTTTGTCATATTTTATCCTTTTGCAATTACTCTGATAGTTCATTTTTAGCTCCCAATCTTTCGTGATATTTATCATACTTTACTGCAAACTTTTCATTCTTCTCTTTTTCTAGAATCACTAGCCGTTTACACCAATTAACTCTAGGTTCTAAATCATCTATAGATTCTGATAACTGATTTAAATTTTTAGTTATCAATTTCTTCTGCTGTTCTATTTGAAAAAGAGCTGACTGAAAAGCATCGTTATATTTAAAACTCTTGCAAGAAGACCAATGATATATTTCTCTTAAATCTTTACTATTACGGTATCTATCTAATTCATCATAGATATTGGTAATATGTCGTTGTATTTCTAAACTCATTACGCCCAAGGCAATTTATCTTCTTCTTCAAAAGTACCATCAGTTTGTTTATCACTGGCCTGTTTATAGTTAATAGGAAACTTTCCGCTTCTCTCATCCATATACTCGCTATATTTAGCATGATCGGGCGTAATAATAGTCCTGATCTCGTTACTAGGCTTATCACCTTTATCATTGATAGTAATTTCAGCTATACATATAAGGTTATCAAGATCAGCAAAGCTCTTAATCTTTCTCTGTTTTTCCGCCTCTGGTGATTTATCTTTAGAATGCAAGCTGTGAGCAGAGTTAAGAATGGCTTTGATCATGCTCCTACCGATTTCAGCGTATAGCGGGGAATTATCGCTATGAAGACCGATTTTGCTCCAGATTTTCCTATTCTCATACTGGCCACTTAGCACTACAAATTCACAAGCAAGGTGTACACTAGTTCCTGCTTTGCTTTTAGTAGCATACCCGTCTGGCCACTCTTTTGTAGTATGGTTACCTTTTTTAAGTAATAATCTCACCTTTGCTATGGTTTTATGCGGTATTAGCTCGTAAGACATCTGGTCTTCGGCATCGTTAAAATTGTTCCATTTACTCATTGTTTTGCTCCATTTTTGGTAAAATATCTATTGATTCTTTGAGATATGGAGTAACAACGTATTCTTCGGAAAGATTCTTAAAAAAACCCTTTTTTCTTTCTTCTTCCAGCTTCGTTTTAATATGATCTATCGAAGAATTAATATTTTTAATAACCCAACTCATATTAACTTTCTTTTTAGTGGTCTCATCAATAACCTGTGCTTGCATCATCATTGCATAGGTATATGCTAATTGCGCATACATGTAATCAAGCTGTTGTCTAATATTGATTTTACTAGATATGCCAACGTCAGATAAAAAAACAAAATTAATTTTATATTTTTTTGTAAGTTTTTCTTGTGCATTTTCTAATTCTTTTATTATTGTTAAAAACTCTTCTTTATTCATTGTTTTGCTCCATTAATTCTTTTAGTTTTGTTAAATTCTGCTTCAATCTTTTTGCTAGATATTTTGTATACCAATTAGCTTCATCGCTAAAAGCTCTTTCAGGTGCATTATTGTCTTCATCCCAACAATTATCTTCACCTGAATACCAACCTATAAATAAATCACCATCTTCAAATTTTTGATCCAACGTAGAATAAAGACTTATTCTAGTATGCAAAAGCTTATAGTCCTCCATATCCCGCCTAATCTCTTCTCTTAACATACAAATTGACGTGTATTTCCTAGCTTCTTGTTCGCTCATTTACTCCTCCTTATTTTCTATTGCTTCTTTTAATATTTTGCTTAAAACCAGAGGTTCGCAGCTTTCTCTAAATTCCATATCCTTTAATATCTTCTCAGGACTTATAACTATTGCTTCTTTGTTAAAGTTTTTATATTCAGGATGGGGATTAGTAGCTCGTAGTTCCAGCGTTAAGCCAGTTTCAAAAACCGATCTCTCCAACTCATCCAAATAACCCGGTGAAGTTAATCGCTCAATAAGGAAAGGAACAGTTTCTATAATCACCTTGCCTGGTATTTCAATGGTTTTTAATACGGGATTGGTTAGCATCGTAATCATGCTATTGGTTTTTATCGTGGCTTTAAAATCAAGCCAAGTCGCCTTTTTGTTTTTGCTTATAGGGTAGATTGGAGCTTTTACGTTCTCGTTAGTAGGAGGCTCCTGTTGCTTGCCTTTAGAGCCAATCTTTATTCCAATAATTTTAACGTTTTCACCGTAAACCGACTTAATAGCTTCAGGGACTTTTTCCTTCTCCATGTCGCTAAAACGTATTGATCCCATGTAAATGCCAACCTTATCAGGTTCAAGTTCTCGGAATACCCAGCTATCCTGTATCTCACCTGATCGCTGTGTTCCTAAAGCCTTCCATAAAGCTTGAGAGAGTAGCATTTTTCTTATCTGCTCATCAGTATCTTGCATGATATCGTCTTGTTTCATTTTTGGAATTTCCTGTGATGGTTGAAGCCCGTCACAATTTGTGACAGACTGGCTTGGTTTATTTTGATTTTCTGACTTAAGAGCAACTTGCTCCAGCTCCGCACGAGAGCAAGGAGCAAAAGTTGCGTGCTTATCATTTTTTTTCTTTTTTAGTATTTTTTCTTTTTTAGAAGATAATAAACTCTTAGCGTAGCTAGAGTTTTTATCTTCTTCTATTGAGTTTCTATGTTCCTGCAAACCTTGAGAAGAAGGGGGGTTAGCGATATGTATGGCGGACAAATTTGTCGGGGATACCAGACATTTTTGACTTGTATGCAAGTCATTTTTGTCAGGGGTTTCAACTAATTTTATTGCACTTTTTCTATAAAATTCTTTTGGATTTTTTAAAATTTCTAATGAATCTTTAGTACGTTTTGCAGAGTAAACAAAATGATATTCTTTTTCTTTATAATTATATGAAGTGTGCGATGTTATCTCGTATAAATCAGCTAATTGAGCTAAAAACCTACTACGCTGTCTTGTTCCTTGCTTACATTTTGATTGAAGGAATTTACTATTAAAAATAACTTCATCAGGATTCTTTGAAAAAAGAAATTCTATAGCTGCGATAAATGTAATAGCTTCATACGCTATTGTCTTTGATGGATCACAAGCTCTTTTTATATCAAGCCATTTATCATAACACGTATTATAAATATCCTTTTCACTGATATTTTTCTTCTTCTGGAAATCTACATAGGATACGTTAGCCGCCTTACTCATCCTTTCCCTCATCTAAAATCTTGTTCAATAATGTGTCCAAATCTTCATAGTAAACTGAGGGCATTAACTTCATACAAGAAGGGCATAATAATGACCTCCCCTCAACTCTACTCATGCGATTTAACCTCTCGGCTATCGTTTTGATATCTTTCTGTCTTTGTGGAGTCATAAGCTACCTTTGCTATTATTATTTAGGCTAATCCCACGCCTTGCTGCATAACTCCGCAGAGCTTCCTTTATTGCTCGGATGCGTTGGTTTTCTGCTCTTGAGGCTAGCCATTCTTGGATTTTTTGCAGGAAGGAGGAGAAAAGAGGGGTCATAGTTCCTCTATTATAAAACTATTGAGATATTCAAAGTGTAATAGAGAATCGTTTTCTTTAATCAGTATTAAAACTAAGCAGTTCTTTTCGTAAGTTTTTAAAATATTTTTTGTTCTTTCTAAAGAATTGATATCTTCTTCCAAAACTCTTTTGGAACGATATCCTAAACCTAATGTTCTCCATTCATTTTCTTGATTAAACAATATTTTATCTTGATTACGATTTTTAAGATTCAAAAGAAGTTGAATTCTACGTGTAATAATTTCTTTGGTTTTTTTAGATAATGAGCCCAAAATAATATTAAAATATTCATCTTCTAGATAATTGGACATTGAAGTGTGGTTTATTTAAATAAAAGAGGATAATAACTACTTATTTTTACTAAGAAAACTCGCGTTATTTTGTGAGGTGAATTATAATTAGAAAATTTAAATCATTATTTAAAATATAAAAGAAATTATGTCTAATAAAATTCAAACGTTTACTGATCTTAGAATAGGCTTTAAAAAAGTGGTTTTATTATTATCTTTTGGAACACTTTTTGAATATTTTGACCTCATGTTATATGTCCACATGGGAAGTATTTTGAACGAGTTATTTTTTGGAACTAATGACGCTGAGTCTACAAGACTTCTAAATGCTTTAGGGCTTTTTCTTACATTTGGAGCTAGACCACTCGGTGCATATGCTTTTGGTAAAATAGGAGATACTTATGGACGTGTAATAGTAATGTATATAACAACAATCATGATGGCTCTTGCTTGTGGTATTATGGCTATTTTACCGACTTATGCTCAAATAGGGCTTACAGCCGGTATTATAATGAGTTTATGTAGGATAATACAGAGCTTGTCATCGGTAGGAGAAGTAACAAGTTGTGATCTTTATTTGATAGAAACTTCAAAACCTCCAATACAATATCCACTAGCAGGGGTTGCAGATGTTTTTGGAATATTAGGAGGAACACTTGCTTTAGGTGTAGTGTCTTTAGTTACAATGACTAATTTTGATTGGAGAATGGCCTTTTGGGCTGGAGCAGGAATTGCATTTATTGGATTTTATGCAAGAAAAGCTTTAGCAGAAACTTCTGATTTTTCAGATGTTCAAATGAAAATTAAGCTCATTATGAATAAATTCAAAGTTTCTTATAAAGAAGCGAAAAAAATAATGTATAAAAACACAGAAGAAAAACAATATAAAAAAGGAGTTAAAAAAGCTCTATTGGTAATTCAATGTGTCTACCCATTATATTTTCATTTATCTTATATTTATTGTGGAGATTTATTAACAAGGCTTTTTGGTTATTCAGCAGTAGATGTTATTCATAATAATTTTTTTCTTTCTATTGTAGACTTTATAAATGTGGTGTTAATATATTTTATTAGCTACTATATAAATCCATTAAAAATACTAAAAGTTCAGTGGTTTTTATCAAGTATTTTATTAATTTCTTTACCTTTTTTACTAAATAATGTTAGTGAGCCTCATCATTTAATTATACTTCAATATTTACTGGTAATTTTAGCAATTCATGGAATGCCAGCCTTTCCTATTTTTTATAAATATATCCCTGTATTTAATCGTTTTAAAACAGTAGGAACGCAATACGCATGGGGAAGAGTTGTAATGTTTTCTTTTACTTCATTTTGTCTAATTTATTTGGAAAAATGGTTTGGATATATAGGATTTTTACCTGTGTTTATTTTTGTATTAATTTGTTACACAATAGCATTGTTCTATTTTGATAAACTTGAGAAAGAGTCAAATACATAAAAATAAGTTTTTAGAATTAGAAGTAAGTTGAAGGAAGAAAGTTAGTTATATTAGTAAACTTGAATTAGAAAGATATTATATTCAGCTTCTTCCATTCTTAAAAGAGAGAAATGATCGGTTATATATAAAATATCAATTTCTTAGCAACCCTACATATTGGTATACTTTTTGTTTTGAATTTGGCCCATATTTAAAACAAATAAAAAACAATAAATATAAATATTTACATTACTTAAACACACAAGGTAGTTCGATTTTATCAGCTTTGCTTAATGAAGTTTCAGATTTATTAATATGGAATTGTGATGATGGTTTTCTAGATATGAAGATTAACAAATCATCAATAAAATTTGAAATAGAATTATCTAAATTATCGATGCTTAGTCTCCTAAAAAAGAAAAAAACATTGATAAAAATAATTAATACATTACAAGAAATGAAGTTTTTAAAAGTTTTAAAAACTTCTAAAAAAGGACGTATCCATATTAAACTAAATTTAATTCAAATCGATCAGTCTATGCGATTAGTAGAAAGGAACGACTATAATTATAATAATAATAAAAGGTGTAGGGGAAATTTTATGTTATTGATGCATATACTTCGCGAACAAATAACTGATTCTCAATTAAAAACTACTCTGACATGATTAACCCCATGATAATAGACGGCGAGGAGTATGTAAGTCGAAAGTATTGTGCTACATTTTTAAATGTAGGTGTACAAAGAGTTATAGACTTTATTAAAGACAAACGTTTAAAAACATTAAAAATAGGAAAAAAAGATTGGATAAAAATGTCTGATTTAGAAACTTTTGCAAATTTTTCAAAAGAACAAAAATCGTTAATAAAAGAATTTTCAGAAAAAAGAAGGATTTTAAGAGATAAGCATTTAAAAGAAATTAAAGAATTTAATGTAGTAAAACAAAAAAAGTTTAATGAGTTAAAGAAAAAATATTGTCCAGATGCTATAGGCAGTTTAATGGGGATGAGTAACTGCATAGGTGAAAATAGCTGATAATAGACGGCTCTATAATGAATCATCATCGAACAGTATATCTGCTCCAAATATAAACTTGGCTATTTTAGATGTTAATCTTCCACATTTTAAATTTCCTATTAGATATGTAAGCCATATCATAAATATTGAACAAAAAACATATACTAAAATGACTATAGCTTGTAATGTATGGTTTTTAATAAATAATAACGATAAACCAAATGATGCTATGGTAAAACAACACATAAACACTCCGAATAGTCCACGAAGCACAATTTTCAACTCCTTAAATTTCATACTTCACTCCAACATCCCCAATATTAGATAATAAGCCGTCGGCACACCAATCAACGCTAATACAACATAAATCCTAGTAACCCACTTTATGAAAGGGTCATCACTGTTCCATTCCATGCTCAACCTCCCCGAGTAAATTACTTAACTGATGAACCTTACTTACTGTCATCGCACGACATAAATAAATAATCATATCGTGTAATTTATCCTCCATCCTTTCAAATGAGGTTTGGGTTGACCTAAGCTGTGCTTCTAAAAGCTGGCTTTCAGCTTTATTCTTAGCTCGAGATAAATACTCTTCTACACTTAAATTTTGGTTTTTTAGATTTTGTTCTAGATTTTGAAATTGTAACATTAAAGAGGATACGACTGCCTCCCATGAATTTGAGTCTTGCATAAATTACTATATTTAATTGATGAAAGTGCCAGGGGCTTTGATACAGTTATGTGAAAACCAATAATATCCTTCATGCCAGAGGCATTTATAGACATTATAACCCCTAGCATGAGAGGTTGCTTCACATAGCGGGTATCAATCGCCATTAGCTATTTAACGCTAACTAATAGACAAAACCCTGTCAACTCTCAATCTTAAGTAAAATAAATATTTAGGGAATTTAATTTGTTTGTGTGGTATCTAAAAAATCGTGGGGGGGGTAATGAGGATTTTTTGCCACATTATTTTTGCTAGCTTAAATAATATTTATGCTAGCACAACAATTTACAAGTGCTAGCACAAGTAGTGCTTAAAAAGCCTATAGAACTAGGCTTGGTTTCGTGTTATAGTAATACGAGGGTAAGTGAACGTCCGCTGCATGCGGGGTGTCTTTGCGGTTTACCGACTTAGTCCTAGCTTACCTCATTTTTGGATTAGAAAGGATAATATGGCTAGAGTAGATACACATCAATTAATACAAGAACTTATGGAAGGCGGTTTACCACAAAAACCATCAGAAATAATAGGTAAGGCTTTTTTAAATAGTAGTAATAATAATGAGAATTATGTTACTAAGGAGCAATTTTCTCACCTTGAAAAAGAACAATCAGATATCAAAACTGATCTAGCTGTAATTAAACAAACTATGGCTACAAAAACCGATATATCTGAAGTAAAATCTGATATTTTAAAATGGATGATTCCTTTGTTTTTAACTGTATTAATAAGTAACATCGCTATTTTAATTGCACTTTTTAAATAGAAAAACGTTATTTCTTTACCTGTTTTTCAAAACCAATCCTTAAGTTTTTAATATATCCAATTTTGCAGTAAGATTCATTCTGCAACAAACTCATCCCGTCATATAATTGAACTTCCTTGTAATCAAGAATCTTGCCGTAAAATGAAATTGCCTGATTGATTAGACCCTGACGTGCTATTTCAAACAGACATTCCGTTGTTTTATTTTTATCGATCATGATATAGTCGGCAACAGGCTTATTTCCTTTAGTGACTTGAGATACTTTACTCAATGATAGTACTTCCTTTGGTCTACCAAAATAATCAAATTCTTTAGTAATTGTCCCAATAATTGCTTTGAAATATTTATAGTCGCTCTTAACTAACTTGCTTGGGTGAATACTCATAAGAACCTCCTTAATTATTATTTGAATTTTTAAACTGCAATTTGTCCAGTATTCCAAGACAAGATATCTGCTCAAAGCCGTTTGTACTCCTATTCTCTAAGTCATACGCCTTTAGCTCTTGTTCTCCGAATATCTGAGTTTTTTTCGGGGCTTCTTCCTTGGAAATATTAGCTTTTATACGGAAGTTATCATTGCTAGTTTTGACAGCGTCCCGCATCTCAAACCGCAGACATTTACCGAAATATGCCATAAACTGGGCTTTCGAGCAAAACCTGTTATCTCGTCTTTTTGACATTGAAAGGAGTATTTCATTCATGGCATTTAAGGTAAAATCCCGCCCTGACAGGCTTTGTAATTTGCTTCCATCCTCTTTGTTTAATGGGTAATGGTGCTTTAGGTCTTGCGGCTCTTTGTACTGGTTAAAACGATAAATTCTTTCCTTACGCTCGGCATTAGTAGGTTTTTTCCGCTCGTTAGATAGTCGTTTTTTGAATTTTACAGTTTCAATCGGAGTATTTTTGATACTTTCAGAATTTTGTAAAAAATTAGATTCCAGATCTATATTTTCAATATTCTTATTTTCTTTATATATATAGAGAAGGTCGTTTTGTTGCGACATAAATGTCCCGACAGAATTTTCTACACAAGTAATATTTTCAAGGTTTTGCTCCTTATAACTAAACTCGTAACTATAACGATATTTTTTGTCATTATGAGTAATAGAATTATGATAAGTAATATCTAATATATGTGCTAGTTCTTCGATAATTCTTACATTCTGTCTTCTTTCAACAATCGTAAATGTAGAAATATATTTATGATTTAGGAGTACTCTTTCCCCTTTGATTAGTTTTCCCATAACTGCACTAAGTAATTTATTGGCGGGGCTACTAAGAAAAAAGGACTTTTGACGAACAGGCTTAACTTTTTTATTGGCTCTTTTTATCTTATCCCAAGGTAAGTAATGTTTACGATAACGGGCTTTTTCTTCCTTAAATGAGTAGAGTTTACCTAATTGCTCTGAGACATCCTGTCCCAAGTTTTGTAGAGCATGTTGCATAGATTTGTCTTAATTAAAATTCATAAAAATTTTACTAAAAAAACTGACAAACCTATTGACAGCAGGGCAATACTCTACTATTCTCAAGTCTGTCAGTTCTTGAGTTTTTAAATAAAAAACCATGGTTGACGTATTACTAGATACATCTAAGAGTTAGTTACAAAAAAGTTCCCCAACTAAAATGTAACCTTCATCTAAATATCACAAACTTATTACATTTTAAAAATATCCTTATTAATATTAAATGATAAACATAAAGTTCTTGAAGAAGAACTTTATTGACACTATATACCATGTATTATTATGTCAAGATAAATTTAAACTAATAAAAACAAGAAGATTACTATGAAAGTGGAGGATAAAAATATGTTATATCAAGCAATTGCCGATTATGGTAAATATACAGATAACCAGAATAAAGTTTTATGTGCATTAGTAGATAATGCTGTAGATAATATAGTTTATGCGTCTGTATCAAAAATACATAAACAAACACAAGTGACTAGGCCAACAATTTATGCAGCTCTTAATGTACTTCAGATAGACGGAATTATAACGAAGGATATCGATACCAAAGGGTTGTTTAAAATTTCTCAAGATAAAATAGATTTTTTTATAAAGTCATATAAAAAACATCACTAAGGAATAGTAATGCTAAACATAACGTCAATATTTTTTTAAAAAAGTATTGACAGTGTAACAAATGTTATGTACTATAAGAATTAACAAAAAAACGCCTGAAGCAGCGAACTTCAAACGTCTTTTATGTTTTGTATAAGTGGTAAGAATTTTGCGTATTGGAAACCAATAATTCTTACTTTTAATAACCGTATCCATAAAAGGAGGATATATGCAAAATATCTCAACGCTACCATTATGTCAAGGTAGAAATTCTTACGAAAAAAATCGTAAAAACATTAATAATCTAGCAAGTTATGGTACAATAGAACCAGTAAATTGCGAATTATCTGCTGTGTCACGACTTGAAGAAATCAGCGTTGCCAAGGCCAAGGAAGCTTTAAGGAAAATGCTACTTCCGACAAAAGAAGCGGTGCAAGTATTTTATAATCTTGAGCAAGCAAGGCTAGCAGTAAAAATCTACAATGAACGCACTCCTAAAGAGCAATTACCAGCTAACATAACCGAAGCTCCTAAGTTTCATGAGGCTAAAAGTGAACCTGTAGAGTTATCAGCATCTACTAAAGAAACATTTGCTAGAATTGGCGAGCGAGCAAGAGAAGCGTTTATAGAAGAGCAGATAGAGAGAGCTATGTTTTATAACATTCCCTATAAAAGTTATGGCGAGAATTACTATCAATTAATGATTGATATTGATAAATATGAGTATTTACTAGGAAAGGCAAACGACTATTGTGTAGACTGGGATAGTAGCGAATATGATCTTGTAGCTCTAGAGCAGGCAATAGAAGAAGCCGAGCATAATGCTTACATGGCCGATCAGGAATTACGGGCTTACTTTTCACTAACTAGAGGGGTAGAGGTATAATATGGCTATAAAAGATCGCTTTATTAAGAAAGAAGAGTTTATGAGGTTGCTATTTACTAAAATTGATGGTGTAGATACGCACGAATTGTCAATGTGGCTTAAGTCTCAAACTGACGATGAATGGGTGGTAGTGCCGAGGCAGTTTGTCTATCAGACGGTGTTGTTCTTTGAACAAGCCGCACACGAATATAAGGATATAATACCTAGCTCAAAAGAGATGTTAAAGGACTTAGTAATTATAAGGAATTATTTATAGGAATAATGGAATACCAATATACAGCAACCAGTAAATAATAAAACCATTATATACAGATATTATTATATACATAAATAAGGTTATTAGTATGGAAAACAAACAAGAATGGCTAAGAGAACGTAAGAATTATCTGGGAGGAAGTGATCTGGGTGCTATAGCAGGGCTTAATCCATACCGCACGGCTCTTGACGTATACTTAGATAAAACCAGCGATGACATAACCGAAGAGACTAATGCTGCAATGCGGTGGGGCAACCTTTTAGAGGAAGCTGTTGCTGAGGGTTATAGTGAAGATACTGGTAAAATGGTATGGAAGTGGCTTCAACCGATAAAACATAAAGAATATCCATTTTTAGCAGCAAATATTGATAGATGGGTAGGTGATAGAGAGTATGTTCTAGAATGTAAAACAGCTGGTTTTAATAAGGCTAAGGAATGGGGGGACTTAGGGACTGACAATATTCCTGAAAGTTATCTGGTACAAGTTTCTTATTATGCCGCAATCTGCGATGTACCAAAGGTTGATATAGCAGTACTCATTGGGGGTAATGATTTTAGAATATACACTTATGAACGCAATAAGGAGTTAGAAGATAAGCTAATTAAGATAGCCTGTAATTTCTGGCATAACCATATAGAAAAAAGAATACCGCCTAAATGTGTAAATACTAGGGATACGTTTAACTTATTTCCTGAGTCGCATCATCACGAGATTGTAGCGGAAAGTAATATTATGGACAAATGGGAACAACTTAAAGCCGCAAGAGCAGAAGAAAGTAGGATAGCCGATACCATTGAGAAATTAAAGACCGATATACAGGAATTTATGAGAGATTATGACGTTCTAATTGATAGTCAGGGGAACGTAATAGCTACATGGAAAAATACAGCTCCAAAGTCGTTTTTTGATGTAAAAAAGTTCAAAGATGAAGCAAAAGAGCTGTATTTGAAGTATATTAGTCATGCTAAGCAATCGAGAATGTTTTTAATTAAATAAGGTAACAATGGTTTGTAATATTCACTTTATGGCATACGCAGTATTAATATTGGCTACTAGTATATGGATAACAGTTTTGTATAGAGATTTTAACAAGAAAATAGAAGAGGAGGAGGTTGAAGAAAATGAGTAATACAAGCTATATTCATACAGGAAAAATCAAATTTTATAACGAAGAAAAAGGCTATGGCTTTATTATTGACGATGACGATCATGATGAAGAATATTTTTTTAATAAAACACAAGCTTTTAATGCAGGTATTGGACCGAAAGATATAGGAGCTAGTGTCTCTTATTTACTGGATTACGACAAAGAAAAGCACAGATATAAGGTTATTAATTTAGAAATGTAATTAAAAGAAAGGATATAGAAAATGAGTAACATAACAGCAATAAATACCAGTAATGAAATTGACCAGCATATATGGTCAGCACTAAAAAACAGCTTATATACTGGGGCAAGAGATGAAAGTATAAAGATGGTTCTTGATTATTGCAAGGCGGCAAAATTAGACCCGATGCAAAAGCCTGTACATATTGTTCCGATGAGTGTAAAAAATGCCGTTACAGGTAAATATGAGTACAAGGACGTGGTTATGGCAGGTGTTGGCTTATATAGAATACAGGCGGCACGTAGTAATCAATATGCGGGTGTAAGCGAGCCTGAATTTGGCGAAGATGTAACATGTAATTTAGGGGGTTCTGAGATTACTTATCCAAAATGGTGCAGGGTAACAGTTAAAAAGCTGGTAAATAATACTATTGTTGAATTTACTGCGAAAGAATACTGGTTAGAAAACTATGCTTCTAAAAAAGACGAACTGACACCTAATACTATGTGGCGAAAAAGACCATATGGTCAACTTGCCAAATGTGCTGAGGCACAAGCACTACGTAAGGCTTTT